GTGGTGGAGCTGGACGGTTTGCTCGGTGTAGGGTTCGTAATCATCAGTTTCCCCAACTTCAGTAATCATAAAATCACTGATTTCCAGGCTCATTCCACTGTTTCTAACTTCAACGTATTGTCTTTCTCTGTATTCTGCATATTTTGCTTTTACTGTTACTTTATCTCCTATTATCTTACCATTTTCAAATTCAATGCCGTTGAATGAAACTTTGACATTAGATGCAGAGAGCGGATTCCGAATCACATTAATTCTAAACGTTATAATGTAATCTTTATTAGCTTCAAGTTTTCGGTTTATTCCAATGGTAAAATAACCAGATGTATAACTATTGGTAGTTGCTCCATCTATAATTTCTTGATGCACAATAAGTTTATCCGTCTTTTCTGTTGTACTTAAAGTTGTTCCATAGATATTAAATAATACTCTTTCTGCTTCTGGATTAGGTATGTCATTTGCACTGTATCCATATACATCGACAAGATTTTTCCCTCTCACATTCACTTCAATACTTCCATTTCCACCAACGCTTACAATCTCCTGTGGATATTCTGGTGATGGGGATGGCTTACCACCAGTGTATGGTTCATACGGTATTTGTTCTATACCAATACTTAATATCGCATTTTTAAACTTTGTGTATGACCCAACATCGTTTTCATTATATTGGTATATTCTCACTCCTGTTACATCGCTATTAATAATAAGCGTGTCATTTTCATATAATGTTTGCCAGTTGGAAAAAACAAGACGTAAGTGTGATCCATATGTACCACTATATTCAACAACATTTGCATCAAGCCTTACCTTTGTTCCTGCTTTCAAATTTGCCGGAAAACTTTTTGAAAATCTATCAGTTTCTGTTTTTAAAATACTGTATGTACCATCATCATTCTTTACTAAGCATTCATTCAACATACTGTCAATATCTATTAGATTCGTCCCAGCCATACTCTCCTGCTTGCTCATGCCATATAGTTTAAGGTCTTTCAACAACTTACCTTCAATGGTATCCGTCAGCACTACCGGATTTCCGGAGGCGGATTTCTCCGCCCCGTTTTTAGCCAGTGCCTTGTATAGCAATACCTTATCCATTACACCCACGCTCCCCATGTTCCGTCATTTGCCATGATACATATATCTAATGCCGGTGTATAGCAGATACTACCGGGAGCAATGCTTCCAGTTCCGGTAAGACCCAGAACGTCTGCTATAAGCGTCGGAAGCGTATCTTCCTTGCTGTCAGCCAGAAGCTCCAGGCGCATCCCACCATCACTGTAATTACGCTTAATATCAAGTAATTTAACCATACTTTCTCACCTCAATCTACTGCAATAACCTCGTCATACCCATCTGTCTTCAGAATGGTATCAACGTCCTCTTTCCAGTTCTTGTACAGGCTGGTTCTCACGAAATAAGCTCTATATTTCTTCTGACCTTCCTCTGTGCTTTTGTCTGCTCCCTTCATGATCATTCTTGCGATAAAAGTTGCCATATTTGTCATTCCTTTCTTTCCTTTCTACTCTGTTTCTGTTCCCATAATGGATGGGATGATTTCTGTCAGGACGGTGTCCATCGTGGCTGATAATTCTGCATTCTCAGCAGCAAGTGCTTCCGCTTTCTCCTTCAGTTCTTCGTTCTCAGCTTCCAACGTGGCAAGTCTTTCCTGTGCTGTAGCACCCTTCTTGTAGAGCGTCACGCCGAGAATGCCGGCAGTGTACTTGACCAGAGCATTGAGCTCTGTATAATTCTCGTACTTCGCAAGCGTTGACTCCCGTTCTTTCACAGTCAGCTTTTGTAGCTTGAAGGTGTCTGAGAACATTGTCCTAAGATCTTCCTCTGTGGCTGAGATGGTCTTGATCAGCAGGGATCCGTCCAACCGGATGTCTGCTGACTGAATAACCAGCTCAGTGGCATCATTGAATATAAGTTTCATGTTGCTCCTTTCCGGAGTGATTCTTAATAAAATGGAAATATTGTAAATGCTATCAGCGTTGTGCAAAAGCAGATGGGAATTACTGGAACTACTTCGAAAGAAGCAGCGACCACAATTGAAGGTTCTGTAAGCTCTGCTAAAGCAGCTTGGGAAAACTTTGAAGCTGGAGTTATAAGTGCAAATGACCTTGTAGAGACATTCTGGACTGCAACACAGAACATTTTTACAAATTTAGGTCAGATCATTCCAAGACTAGGAAAAACAGGGATAGATGTTGTTAGTGCACTTGCTGGAAAAATTGGTGGCGCTGTTCCTCAGGTAAAAGGCTTCACTGATGCAATTGAGAGTATTGCTGACAAACTTGGCGGTATGGATACCGGACAACTTGCGAATCTTGGTAAGATGTCCGCAGTTCTGATTGGAGCCGCGCCTGCGTTATCTCTAATTGGTAAGGGTGCCGGAACATTTTCTGATGCTCTTGGCGGACTAGGAAATGTCACTGGCGGGGCAATTACTGCTATTAGTAAGCTTCCCGGTACAGTGAAAAGCGCGTCTGCATCTCTTGGGAAGGCTGGAACAGCATTCAAGAATGTCGGTGATGCTATCGCATTGCCATTCCAGGATCTCGCACCAAAGATCGCTCCGGCAATCGGTAAGCTGGGAGGATCGGTTTCCGAAATGTGGAATGCCGGTCCCGGTGGAAAGCTCACAAGTGCTGTCACACAGACAGCCGGAAAAGTAGGAGAGTCGTTTGCGAAGGTAGGTCCTAAATTAGCAGAGAAGTTTCCAACAATTACCGGTAAGGTCGGAGAGCTTGGGAAAAAGGTATCTGCAATCGTTCCGAAGTTTGGAGCAGTTGGGGAAAAGATAGCTAGTTACGGTGGAGTGATCGGAGATTCGTTCAAGCCAATCCTGTCCAAGGCAGCTACATTTGCACCGGCGTTCCTGAAATGCATGAACATTGCTGGAGGACTCGGTATTGTCGTAGCAGGGCTCGGGCTCTTGCAGGGCGCGTTCGGTGATCAGATCGGACAGATCCTTACGATGGTCCAGACAAAAGGGTCAGAGGTAATCTCGAATTTCTGCAATGGGATTACGGCAGCCCTTCCAAATTTGATTGCGCAGGGAGCTGCACTGCTTAACAATTTGTTACAGGCAATTACAGCAAATCTGCCGGCTATCATTAGTGGTGGAATTTCCATCGTATCAACACTGATTTCTGGAATCGCACAACAGTTACCTACATTGATCCCGACAGCATTAATGATGATTGTTACATTGGTAGGATCGCTACTTTCCAATGTAGGTCAGATCGTGGATGCCGGTATCGACTTGTTGGTTGGTTTGGCGCAGGGACTGGTGAATGCATTGCCGCAGCTGATTAATCAGGCACCGACTATTATCGGTCAGTTGGCGACGGCGATTATTTCGAACCTGCCGAAAATCTTACAAGCCGGAATTAAGATCATCACAATTCTTGCGACCGGACTTGTACAGGCAATTCCACAGCTGATCGGTAAGATTCCGGCTATCATTAGCCAGATCAAGAATGCATTTACCAGTGTGAACTGGGGCAGTGTTGGAATGAATATCGTCAAAGGCATTGCCAGTGGATTAACAAATGCGGCGAAGAGCCTGGCAGATGCAGCGGCAAATGCAGCAAGTAATACATTGGATTGGGTGAAGTCAAAGCTTGGTATTCACTCGCCGTCACGAGTATTCCGTGATCAGGTTGGTAAGATGATGGCCCTTGGTATGGGCATTGGATTCGAGAAGAATATTCCGGTCAGATCCATGAGTGCAGGAGTACAGAAAGCAGTATCCGGATTGCAGAGATCCGTAAATATTGCGATGTCAGGCGGAGTTGACACACCGTCAGTAGACAAGTTAAAGAACCAGCCGGGATTTGATGACAAAGGTTTAATTGATTATGACCGTTTGGAGAAAATCCAGATGAGAGCTGCAGAAAAAATGGCGAAGCGTCCAATTTTCCTTGGAACCAAGAGGATAGATGAACCATTGCCGAAAGGAGCGGTGCCGGCATTATGATAAAGGCATATTATAAAAATAGTAAAGGAGAGGTGCTTTGGTTGACCAAGGCGCCTTTTCGTACTGTTGAGGCTGATTGGTTTGACAGTACGTGGGAAGAGACAGAGGACGGCTATGAAAAGGTAGTTACCTTAGATGTCTTTGGAAAGAGAATGGAGTTCGTGCAGAACATGGAAACTCTGTACAGAATCATTTCTGTAGACGCTGAGACGGGCAAATACGGACGTTTGTATGTGAATGATACATTCTTACCATGCCAGATTTACAAGACCAAGAAAACAGGATGGAAGGGGTATGTGTATACGGAAGTGGAGCTCACATTCCTTGCACCGGAGTTGTCGTGGATCACAGTTCTGGAGAAGAGGTTTTATCCGCAAACAGAACCAGTTGCAGTAAGTGGATTAGATTTTCCTACGGATTATCCATTTGAGCTTGTGGAAGAAAAGCGAGGATCTGGAGTATTTGAAATTGATCACATTATTCCATCAGATTTTGAAATGGTGATCTACGGTCCATGTTCAAATCCAAAGGTGTTGATCAATGGGTATCCTTATGAGATTTTAACCACATTGGAGAAAAATGAGTATCTGATATTAAATACGCTAGAAGAGACAATCACGAAATATCTATCCAATGGCATGACAGCGAATTTGTTTAATGCCAGAGGATATGACTATTCCGTATTTGAACAGATACCACCCGGATTAATATCTGTGAATTGGAGCGGAGAGTTTGGAGTGGATCTGTATATCTTTCTGAAGCGGAAGGAGGCAGCATGGTAATACTAGCAACGCATCAAAGAGAGATTGGCAGTAATCCACTGAAGAGAGCCAACTGTACCTTCGACGTGAACGGGGAAATGAAGTTCTCCGTGAAGATTGCCCGGAGCTATTGGACTAAAGATATGACATATGGGAATCTGGTGTACATTCCGGATACGGAGTATGGCGGGATCATCGGCAAGGTTCTTACCAGTACAACACTGGATTACGTGGAACTGAAAGGTTACACCTGGCGCGGAAGATTGGCATACAAAGCCATTGAGCCGCCATCCGGAAGGGATTATAAGGTTGTGTCAGGAGAACTCAACAAGGTACTCAAAGCATTGATAGAGCCGGAATTTGATGGATTATATGTGGTATCCAGTGAAGATACAGGCGTATCTGTAAGTAATTATCAGTTTGATCGGTATTGCACGTTGTTGGAAGGTGTCACGAAGATGCTGACTTCGGTTGGATATCGGCTGGATATTCAGCACAAGCGGGAGAAGGGCGTTCCGGGGTATGTTTTGATCAGAGCAATTCCAATCGTAGATTATTCTGATCAGATTGAATTGTCCAAAGACTGTGGATTGAATTATACGATGGAAGACATTCGAGATGGAGTTAATCATCTGATCGTCACCGGCAAGGGGGGATTGCAGGACAGAAATGTATTTCACCTGTATGCCTGGCCGGATGGGAGTATTAAGAAGACTCAGTATTACACCGGACTGGATGAGATTGTCCAGGTCTACGAGAACACATCCACTGAGACAGATCAACTGGAAGACCAGTCACTTGATAAGTTGACTGAGCTGATGAGTAAGAAGAAATTCAGCATGGATGTGGAGAAGCTTGGCATTGATGTAGGTATCGGAGATATCGTTGGCGGACGAGATTACCTTACTGGTATGTATGGAGCAAAGCCTATCGAGAACATTACCTGCAGCGTAATTGCAGGAGTAACATCGAAAGAATATGAATTGGAAGGAGAAAATAACGATGGAGATAGTTAGTGGAAGAACCGGAAGCCCGCATGTGACAAGCCAACAGTTCAGGCAACTTGTCGAGGGAACAGTTGGACAGGAGAGTTATATTCTAACATCCGGTGAAAATTTAGAACCGGAACTTGCGTCGAATAATATATTGAAGATTCGAAGCGGTATGATGAGTCATCATGGAAATATTTCCAGTATAAAAATTGGAACCTATGATGAGGTCGAACTGACTAACGGAAGTCAGGGGATGAAGCGTATTGATCTGGTAGTGAATCGATATACAAGAAATGCGGAAACGAATGTTGAAGCCAATAATTGGGTAGTTATTACAGGAACGCCAGTGGCGTCTGATCCGGCTATACCGGCATATACAGTTGGTAATTTGCAGGAGGGAGATTTGACCGATGATTGTCCAGTGTTTGAAGTGCATTATGACGGATTGAATGTCACAGAGATCAAAAAGCTATTGGATGTAGCTGATAATTTGGGGAAGATGAAAAAAGAGCTTACTGAATTAAATGGCAAGATTAAAGGATCTGTGGCCGCTACCGACGGAACGATTCACTATGTCAAAATTGGGAATGTAGTTACATTCTCAGCAGAAATCAATACTGCAAATGGCAGCAAGGAAATTGCCACGATGCCGTTTAAACCAATAATAAAGACTTGGTGTGGTGTTGGATTTTCTGGCACACCAAGTAGCGGAAACTGGGCGGTATTGAATACGGACGGAACTCTCTATATAAGCAAAGCGCATTCCGGCAATGTACTGTTCATAACCGGAACATACATTTGTGTTTAAATATTTTTATACACTTGCTAGCTTGTATGTACGTTAATTCTTCGGAATGATTAAATAACCTACCAACAGCGAATGTCCATTGACAAAACCGCTACCTCTTGCCCAAATTGTAACTTTATTGCCTTGGACTTCTGTCGTCGAAAACGAAATAACCTGTTCGTAAGGAGTATTACGTATAGAAAACATTGATGTAAAAACAACACCACCATTCCACTGGTCAGTGTCCAAATCTATAGTTGCATATAGATAGGAAGCATCATAATAGCCAAGCGTTACTGTTCCAACCTTGTACTTTTGCTTGTCAGTCTTGCCAAAGGATAGACTATTGGCATCAACTGTAACACCGAGTTCTTTCTGGACATCTGTAAGTTTTGCTGCATCGGAAACGAGCCGCTTCATTTCTTCTTGAGTACCACCATAACCAAGCTTTAAATTATCAAGCATGGTATAGTTCTGCTTCGCAAAACCCTGATAAGCATTTTGGATGTCACGCATACTTGTGCCCATCTTATTTGCATTGTCGGACATATCCACGATAGCCCTGTCTGCATAAGACGCTGCTTTCGCAGTATCTCCTCCAAGGCTCTGTAACAGCGATGCCGAGAAACTGGTTACAGTTTCCATATAGTTGTTTGCAGACATTCCTGCCGTTTTATACGCCCTATTAGCATTATCGATAACTGTATTCGCGCTATCCTTAAATAGAGTTTCTACACCACCGATCTGCTGTTCCATATTCGCAACAACGCCAAGTGATAACTTTATGATTGCGCCAGCAGCAGTTCCAACTGCAACCACAGCTCCGGTCATTGCCTTAGATACTATCGACAGCCCGGATTTTCCAAGTTTACTTAGCTTGCCAACTCCTTCGTTGAATCCCTTTTCATTAATTTTTGTATCAAAATTCAAATAGCCGTCTGCCACACTACCACCCTTTCTAGGCTAATAGCACGGCTCAACGGCTCACATGTGCTTAGATCTTAATCTTTACCTCTTTTCTACACTCCCGACAGTTCAGATACACGCCATTACACTCGGCGGTATCATCATAAATCAGTAACTTCTTACCGCAATAGGGGCATCTGAACCACTTCCGTTCTGTCGGGATGCCAATCTTCTTTATCATGCAAACATATCCCCTATCTCATAATCTGTCATTTTTCTGTTCTTTTTCAGCGAAATCGCTCGCTGTATCTTCTGGATCCGCTTACGCTCATCCTTATCTTTGATATCCCGGAGATCTGTGTTCCGGTACATGATCCGTTGCTTGATCTCCGTCTTCTCTGGAAGTCCAATAAATAGCGTCTGGAATTCCCACCAGTGCATATAAGAAATTGTCTGCAGATTAATTCCATACACCTCACGGAATGCACTGTAAATACATTCTGCATCTTGTTCAAAAGAATACAGTTGTTTTGAAGCGGATCCTGATACCTCCTCTTCCTCTGCATTTTCTGGTTTCATTGCAAGAAAATCACCCAATGCATGAACAGCTCCTTCCAAATCATCTGGCATTCCATCTGTATACCATTGCATCATCAACTGGCATTTAATCTGCCAAGGAACTTCATCATCTTCTACCAACTGAATGAAACGGATCCATTCTCTGAAATCTGTCTCAATTGGGTAGTTTTCTCCATTCACACACACTGAATCCGGGAATTCTTCAAATAGAATATTCATAACGCATTACCTATTACCGTTGTAATAAGTTCCATTGCCGCGATTCTTATTGCGATTGTTCTTATCATACTTTCGTCTCTGCTGTCTATTACCATGCTGCTGAACAGTATAATTACCATATTTCTGATTCAGCTTGTCGGCTTCTTTATTCTCAAAAGCCAATAGTGCATCTGTAGCATTCAAGCACGCGTTCAGACTGGTTTTCCCACCGAACATTTCCTCATGCGCTCCTTCTCCGATTACACGATCAAAGAAATTAAAATAGCACTGACACTGTGCGCGGATGATATCAGCGGTCTTTCCTACCTTCGGCACCTGCGCTGCTTCTTCCTTAATCAGTTCCTTTGCTTCATCCAGATTCTCCAGGAACTCTACATCCGTAAAATCAATCTCTCTTTCAAGATCTCCATATTTAAAAAGGCTCATCGGCTCACGCTCCTATCTTTTTACTCTGCTGCGAACGTACACGTTTGCCACTTATCTGTCGTTGTCGCGGTACCCTTTACGATCTCTCCTGCTGCTTTCAGACTACCCTTGTAGATCAGTGCATCCGTTCCATCACCTTCTGAATCCGGAATCACGCTCCAGTCACGCTTTCTGGCTGTACATGTATTGGCATCTTCTGCCGTAGCGTCAAAAAGATCCACAACCACAACAGTTACCTGTGCATCTGATCCCAGAATCTCATCATCTGTAATCCCTGCAAGCTTCGCATGCACCGCATCGTTTGTATAACGGTCAAACTCATAATCCATAGACGGGGCATATCCAACTACGTCTGATCGTTCTGATGCTTCATCCACATACTGCCTGCTGTACTCTGTAGAGTTCTTTGAATCAGACATTGATGTGAACCCTGTCATCCTGGTAAATGTCTTACCATCACCGGCAACATCCATAAACGCTACCCGCTTATGCCTGCCTACTAATTTCTTTTTATTTGTATCTCCTGCCATGTTCTACCTCCTATTTGTAAATCAATCTGCAGATCATCTGATACCGTCCCAGGTCTACATCCGGTGCAAACAAATAGCCGGACTGCAGCACTTCCACCTTTATGGCATCGTGCCCATCCAGCTCTGGGAGAATATCATCTAAGTTGTTCTGTTCCGTCCACTCTTCAAACGACTGGTAAAAACCGCTGTTCGCAATGCCGGTTCTGGCATCACCGTCATAAGCTTCTTTACTGGTCAAAGCAAACTGGAACTGTTTCAGGCAGGTTCCATCGGTATATCTTTTGTAGATGGGATCTGCCCCGATCGGATCAATGGAATATTCCATTCCATCACCGAGATAATCAATATTAATCTTTCGATCATCGATGTACGGACAAGTGGCAATGTACTCCCGGATACTATCAATAATCGGTCTCTTAACGTGCAGCAAGCTTCTCGGCCCCCTCTCTGATTACGTCTTTCTTGCTCGCCTTCATGGTCTCAAACCACCTTGCCCGTGATTTGTGTTCATAATACTGCCGGCGGGCATAAGGCGTCAGATATTCAATATATCCGGATCCAATCACTGTGCCAAGCGTTGCGGACTTGATCATCATGCCGGTTCTCCTTGGTGAGAGTGGGTTCATATATCTAAGACATTCGGAATCTACAAATGCCTGCGCCTTGGAAAAGGACTCTGCCTTCTGGCTCGCAAATGCCGGATTCCACTCTAATTTAGCTGTCACAATACCTCCGTCAGTTTGTACAGTTGTGATACTACCTCTGGGAGTCGTGATACTAAATTGCTTCTTCTGTGCCATCTTACGCCCCTCCAATCCTCCAATGTGAAAGTCCACCGAACCGGTTGTCAGACCAGGACAACACTTTGCAATGCCGCTGGCTCATCTTTAGCAGATCTGCTGGCTTCACAATGTCTTTACTACATTCACCCAGAACAATGTGATCATCATTCTGGATTGTCCAATATCCAGCCGGATTCTCTAGTTCTGCATACTCTTCTGGCGGAAGATATTGATCCGCATTCTCCGCATCGGCAGGAATACGGATCTTGTACACTTCTGCGCTGTTCAGTCCGGAATCACCGGCAGATACCTTGTGGTCCACATACACATGCACGCCCCGGATCACCGTTCGATTCCAGGTGTCAAAGGTGGTTTTACTGCCGGCTTTCCGGTTATAGATTGTAATCGTTGCATTCGCCAACATAACAGCATCCCACCTTTCTCGATAGCCATCCGGTTGGAAGCAGATATGCAGATGCAGCCGCATAAGCTTTTTTGCGAAGTACTTCCTCCGCTGTCTGTCCGTCTGTTTGTTCCGTAACATACGTAACGCTATATCCGTCATTGTTTTCAGACTTGACCATTCCAGCCGATGCCTGTTTCTGATCATAACTGCAGTATATGTCTGCTACAGCGCATACTGCATCTTTTACCATATCGCTTTCCGTTGAAAAAATATCACCCCGAACATATGTGATTTTACGAATGTAAGCTTCTGCCCGGCGTTCGTATCCGGAGAATTTCTTCTCCGGAATTATCTCGCCACCATACTCTGAAGCATAATATGCATAATCCACATACATTTACATCACATCCTTATTCTCCTGCTTTCAGAATCGCAAATGGACATCTCTTTGTCTTATCCTTCTGCAGGCTGTTGATTGGGTTGGGAATCTCCCATCCAAGACGCATAGTCGCTCTCAGAGCTACCATGTCATTCTGCATCAGGTTATAGGCAATAGATCCATCCGTATTCTGTACAACACCCTCAGTAAACAATTTAAAGGTGATATCCTGTCTGATAGCATATACCAACTGTGAAAAATCACCGGAGATCATAAGTGCCTTTGACTTATCAAATGATCCATTGTTCGGGAAGTTCATTGGTGAACCATCCAGCGCATACTGAGTTGAACCCTGCATATCTGTTTTGAACAGCGGATCACCATTTTCATTCTTTAATCCACGAAGCTTAGCTCTCATGGAAATATCTGCCATGTGGCCGTTTACAAAATAGCCAGAGTTTTCAACCTTTGCAATCACGCCATCTTCTGCCATGATCTTGTCATACAATGGATCCGCAGAACCTAATGTAACTACAGAGCTGGCTTTTGTCGCAGTTGCAACCACGCCATCTCTCCATGTAGATGGTTTATCCACATCAAACAGAATCGCTCCGTCAATAACACGTCCGAATGCTTCTACGACTCTCGGCTTAACTTCTGCCCAGATATCATACTCAGAATCATCCAGAACAGCCTCCGGAATCGGAACAATTACTGCAATCTCCTCTGCGGTGATGTATTTCTTATCCCATGCCTGTTTTGTAGTTTTCTTCTGACCTGCATCGCCATTTACAAAATAAGCAATCGGCAGCATATCCAGCACCGGCATTTTATACTGTCTGCTGGTCATGTTCGCCAGCTTTCGTCCTCTGGAAAGAACTGCTGACTGTGTGATTGTGCCCTGGATAATCTCATTCGCTTCCTGAGTAGGGATCAGAGACTCCGCACCAGTACGATCGATAATGTTCACATCATTATCGAAAATTCTCAAATTCATTCTGTTCTTATTCATTGCTTTCACCCTCCGTTTATCGTCTTGCTGCAGCACGAATACGGTCATTGATAGAAGCGTTTGCACTTCCACCAGAGCCTTCTGAGGAACTTCCGGAAGAGGTAGACACACGGTAAGTGTTGCCTCCTACATATCTCGGATTTTCTTTCAGATACTTCTCCGCAGCCTTTTCAAATGTTGTCTTATCATCTACCATTTTGGAAACCTTGTAAGCCACATAGTCCAGGTCGTCTGCTTTGACACCCTTACTAGACAAGAACTTTTCATTCTTCATCCGCTGCACTTCATTTCTGGAATTCTCCAGATCCTGCTGCAACTGCGTTACATTTGGCTGATTCTTTTTCTGCTGATCCTTATAATCAGCAATTGCCTGATTCACCTGCTGTTCTGTCATTCCCTGTTGCTGAAAATAAGAACGGAGCGCTGCCTTTTCGGCTCTTTCTGCCCTTGCATTGGCAATCTCTTCTGCCTGCGCATAACTATATGTCCCCTGGTTTCCTGATCCACCGGCATTTCCCAGGCTGCCGTTACCATCTCCGGCGTTTCCACCCTGACCACCAGAGCCAGCTCCGCCGCCGTCTTCAAAGAGCTGTAAACACATTCTTTTTTTCATGCTTACCTCCAAATATGAGTGTTTTCCAATGCTTTTTTCTGTCTTCATGTTTTGGACATAATAAAAACACCCTCTCGGGTGCTTAGTTACTAAAATTCTATGCAATTGTACTCCCGGTTGATATCTACAAGTCCCAGGAACCACGAATCCACCAGAAGCTTACCTCCATCTGACAGATTCTCCCATTCAATTGCCGTCATACCACTGCCTGTATCTGCTCGGATTCTATCGCCGGTCAAATCCCTTAGAGAATTGATCAGATTGCATGTCAAAGCTGATACTGCAGCGCACACACGATCAATGCCAGTCTGATCTTTCCGATCAGCATGACCGACCATGTTAATGCCGTTATCTTTTATCTTCACGATTATCATATTTTGTCCTTATTCTTTTGACTCTACGATAGTTACAGTTCCTTCAAAAACTCCCAGATCTGTCTGCTGTTGAAATGAATGCGTTTCAGCTACATCCTCATCAGTCATAGGTCGCGTAAGATACCACAGTGAATTATCTTTCCATGTAACTTCTTCCAACTTCTGATTCGCTTCAAGGTTTACTGTCATCTCTCCACCGTAATTCTTTGTTACAGTCTGGCATCCTGTCAAGCACACTACCGCCATACAAATAGCAGTCAATGCTATTGCCACTCTCTTCTTCACTTTTCTCACCTCCTCGCTCTAAAAATGGGTACAAAAATACCACCGGTCATTTACGACTGGTGGTAACTACACAACTGCTTTTAACGCTTTGTTGTATTCAATTTCCAACTCACGTTTAAATTTTTCAATCTCTTCTGGTTTCATTCCCGGTTCTCCGGATGCGCAAATATCAGGCGTTTCTTCATTCAATATTCTTGTAGCCCTTGGCTGTTCCTTATACATTTCGTCATAATGAATAATTAACATTCCTTCCAGTTCACAAGAAAAATCATAGATATCCTCTGGAGTATTTTCCAAAAAATCTTTGATATAATTCATTACCTTCTCAAACATTTCCCCATGCCTCCTTTGGAGCCCTTCTTCTTACAACAGATACGATATCTCCAGTTTTTTTATTTCTAACAACTAATAACTGTAATTCATGAATGAAATAGATTTGTTTATCTTCTCCCTCTGTATAATTAGGTGTACCTTTAATAATTTTTATCAGCATTTCTTCTGACACTTCCGGTAAGCCAGGTTTATTCAATCGAGGAAGTCGACTAAGTGCATGTACAGACATTACAACATTTTCTTTTGCAAATCTATCATACGCCTGTTTAGACGTGTTCTTAAATTCTTCTGACCAATCTTTCTTGTTAATCTCAAGATATGCGAAAAATTTACTTTGAAGCTTTTTCCACTGTTCACTATCATTATATTTCACCCGCCCGAACTTAGCAAGTGAACCAACAGAATCTCCAAGCACCTCCTTGTATCTCCGGTACTGTGCAATATCTTTAGATGCATTCTTAACCATTTCTGGATGGAATATGGCATTCTGCCATTTCGTGTTTGTCGCCACATGACCACGCATATCCAGATAAATACGCTCGCGCTCTTCTGTAAGTCCCATCTTCCGGCAGAATCTGGAATACTCATTCAGCTGCCCCTGATACTTCGCCTTATGGAGGATGATCTCATCCCAATCAGCTTTACCGGCTTGCAACAACCGCACCTTCTCGCGCTGAGCGCGCATAGCCACTTCCATCTGACGCTGTCTCTGCTTGGCTTCATACAAAGTATATTCTTTGCCGCCAAACGTCTTGGGCTCTGCCTCTTTCCGGTTCTGTTCCCCCAGCCATTCATCAGACCAGTTACGCTGTGATATTCCTGGAAAGAACGGATAATACTCATGGTAGCAGTTTACTCCCAGTAATCCGGTTACAGTTTCCAGGCCGCAGACGTCATACAGCTCACGCTTGCTCCATACCTGTCCTTGCCATACTGCATGAGTCGGCCTCGCTCCGGCATGCCAGTCAACTTCAAAATACTCCGTTCCAAGGATGTCTGCATTATACTCTGCAATCTTACCAGTAATCTGACTTACTCCGGTCATTACCGCCCTTCTGACAGCCACATCCACCCGATCAGCTCTTCCTGAAGCATAATCAATCTTCCGTAGTCCGCTGTTCGTGAGCTGCGCAACAGTCCGTCTCAGGACGCTGTTGTAATCAAATGCCCCAGATACAATATCCATACAAGCACTGTCCAGGTAATCAGCATAGACCTGTGATAATGGAGTGAGCACCTTCTTTCCACCATAATCCAGATAGAATCCCATCGATCTGGTGATATTCTCCATATCAGACAGGCTCTGTTCTATAATGGCGTCCGTGATCTGTTGCAGCTGCTTGTTCTGTTCAAACGGTATGTACTTGACATTGATCTGCTCGTATACATCCTTATTTCGGACATATTCCCAGTTGATCACCTTGTCATACAACTCAAACATCTCCGGATATGATGCATTCAGCGCATCCTTAATGCTCTTTTCAATATTTTCGGAAGAATACCCCAGAATCTGCAATCTGTTAATCTGCCAGTCAGCTGTACTGGTGATCTCACCAGCTTTCTGAATCCTCCGGACAATATCCTGCATGATTCGTTCTTCCAGATCCTGATACCTACTGGCAATCTTGCTGACAACCTTATTCTTGTACTCGTCCCGCATACTACTCCATCACCTGATTCTGCTCTGGCAATTTCTTTGCTGCTTCTTCCAATGTTTCTCCATACCATTTAGCCCGGTATTCCGCATGACTCATTACTCCCATGCTGACATCCTGACGGTCCCTGTTTCGCTCCGTCTCCTTGTCCTCAATGATGGAGTCATCGAAATCTATAACGATGTCGGTCTCCAGATTTAACGGGTTACGAAGCACGATTCCCAGACGGATGATAATTTGAATCAATTGCTTCATCGCATCTTCCAGAAGAATCTCATGCTTTTTGATCATGCGATACATATCTGAGTTTTCCGAGATAATCTCTGTAGCTGTTTTTACACCACTGCCCCCGAACTGGTATCGATCCGTGCCAAATCCGCATTTCAATGACAAATAGTTCAGATCATCATTAATTGCCTTGCTATGTTGCTCTGTACGAAGCGACATATCGACTTCTTTAAGCAATCCCTCTTTATTGTTATCATCTTCCGGCATACTGTAAAAAACACTGTCGCTCGGATCAAAAGCAGGTGATCCATCTTCATTGGTCAGCAATTCCGGCTTTACAAAAATGCGTTTCCTGCCAAGTTCGAACTCATTGCAGTAAGAATCGTATTCAATATCTAACTTCTTAAGTACATCAATGGAATTTGCAAAAATAGCCAATCCCATTGGATTGCTCTCATCAGCATTATTTGTGATGTTCAGCCGATCAATAACAAACTGCGGATCCGCTGATCCCGTTTTCGTCTCCTTTGCAAGCGTTTTAAATGGCTTAAGCTGTTTCCATTCTTCCTCGCTGAGCTCCGTTCCTTCCGGACTTCCAGATTCACACTGAAGTACCACATTCCTGATCACATATTCCCCATTTTCCAATAAATGCGATTGCACCTGAACGTATTTCTTTCTGGCAACTGTATGTGGAAATGTGAAAATGCACTCTGTTACACGGGCATTATTCCAGATTACAGGATAGATATTTGGCGCATCCACATAATTAATCTGGATCGTTCCCGATAAGATCTCACCATCTTCTGTCACTTCCATATCATCCAGATATGGAATATATGCCACTGTACCGGTAAATGCTTTACGCTCCTGGTAATCATTCCCCATGACCAGAAAACGATTCTCTTCCAACACCTGCTGCACAAAATTGTGAGTCGTCTCATCACTCAGTGTAATCGTGACTCGCTCATTCAGAAGCAGATCCGCGATATCTTCACTCAACTTTTTAGCCATTCCCATGCTCTTTCGCTTGCATCGATTATATTTGCCTCGTCCTGTATACACCCTGTAAAAAGAGAAGCCTCGAACGCTCCCCCGATACCAAGATATCCATTCTGCTATCTTTCGATAGAACGCTGCATCTACCGTATCGATGCCAATTCTTTTAAAATAATTAAAGATATTCATCATCTCTCACCTCCTTGGTCAATATATCCGCTTTATCATCCTGCACTTCTCTTGGAAGCCAGTGTTTTAGTCTCTTCCAGGCACCCATAACCACATACCGGATAGCATCCATGCAGTGATCTGATTCTTTTACGGGTACTTCCTTACCCTTTTCTATCGACTTTTTGTCATACTCATAGGTACCGAACTCTCTGACCGCATTCTCCTGTTTCGGAGACACACTCATGATGTCAAAGCATAATGCCTTCTGCACCCGGCTGATACCGAGAGCAACATCATTCTCCGCATCCCTGAGTATCACCTGATAATCCAGTCCAGTTCTGGTAGCACGCCGCACCTCTTCTGCCAGACCTTTTGCTGACGGATCAAGGAAAATATAAAAGACTCGGTTTTCATACAGTTCATGCAGATTATTCATGAACTCAACCAAGTCTTTCGCATATTCTGATGGGCTCTTCTGTTTGCCTGTCTCCCGACCGCTGTGATAATATTCACCCAGACCAGGAAACTTCTGTCGGTAGCTGTCTGACCCAAACGCCTGGAATGTCGTCGCATTCTGCTGTCCATAGTCGCCACCGATATAGATTCTGTCATATCTCCTGTCTGGATCCGGCTTCTGCCTGTGCCTGTCCCCAAACATGTAATAGATCAGCTCATCCACGCCGACTGCTTCGCCAAGCCATACCCAACGATACATTTTCTCGTCTGCCTGCTTCATGGCTTCTGCAGATGCGATCAGGTCCTGCCCCAGCCACTTGACCGGAACGTCCCTGTAATCCGTGTGAATGTGGATACAATCGTCACGCTTCTCCATCTTCTTGCACCACTGATTGATTGGAGCATTTGGATTCTTCGGCGGGTTGTACAGATAGATCATCTGGAATCCGCTGCTATTACCTCGAACGAATGTCGCCTCGATATTGCTCAGCTCATCCTCACCTTCACCATCATCGAAAAACTCCGTCAGCTCATCCAGTACCACAAGCTTGATCGGCTTATCCTCATCGATAATACCCTTGGTATCGTCAATGCCATCTGATCCAGAGAAGTAAATGGTCGTGCCATATTTCTTATATGTGATCTCCATCGGTGATTTCGTGATTGTGAATTTCTTCTTAGAAATCCCCAGACGATTGATCCCGCGGAGCATCTCCTTGTACACTGTCTTCCGAAGCTTATTGTGATGCTTACGAAGAACCACCGCTGAACCATGCGGCTCTGATATAATCTGGTAATCTGTCCTGATAGCAGCGTAACTGGACTTCGTACCAGCACGTCCGGAAGTCAGGATAATGTGCTTAATCTTCTTGTTGTTGAATATCGTCAGGTACTTCGGAATCACTATATCCGATATCTTCACCTGTTGGCGCATCGTTGACAATCGTCACACCGTCCTCTCCAGCATCATTGCTACCATTCTGAATCCGCTCAGTATTAGCCTTTAACTGCGCTATTCTGGCTTTCTGCTCCTCTGTCGCAAGATTCCAGTTCTTATGCAGCAGATCTTCATACCGGTTGATCATGCCCTCCAGAGTCTTCTGCGCCCTTGCCTGGGCTGACAGGAAGTTCGCCTGCTTGTCCCAGGCTTGCTGTACATCATATCCGGTAGCTTCACTTCCATCCAAGGTCATTTCCTTTGTCTTATCATTCTGATCACTAACATACATGATCTTCTGCGCCCGGATAATAGCAGCGTAAGCAATCTGTATCTGATCCCACAGGACATCCAGCGGATTCTTCGGCATCTCCTGAATAATTGACAATGTTTCTTCCGGCAGATACTTCGAAAAGAATCCGTGCTTCTCTGCGTTCTTATTTCTCGGCGGTCCAGTCGCATTCTTGTTGCCCGGCTGACCGCCCTGTTTCCTTTTTCTGGATGCAACAGAGGGTGCACTCTGCGTATTTGAGAGTGCACCCTGTTCTTTCTTCAGCTTGGACCAGCCATACCGCTTAATCCAACTCTTTATCGTGTTCAAACTGGTATCATACTTTTCCGCCAATTTCTTGGGCGGGATACCAGACAAGTAATCTTTCTTAATCTGCTCTTTTACATCAGCCACGTCACCACCTCTCTCTTCTTTGTCGTTTTGTCGTATTAGAAAAGCACCCCGGAGGGTGCTCTGTAATACATATATTATGCAAATATTGCATTATAATATTTGTCGTTTAACAAACAATTTTTTACTGCTTCGTAAACATCTTTGTTATTTATTTTTTTCACTAACTCAATATTTTTTGCAAACTCCAATGAGAAAGTACAGTACCCTGCTCCACGTTTGCCCAATACCTCTTCCACATATATTTTATTAAGATTATCATGTTCCCGTTCATTTAACTCCATTCCATCTATTCTATTAAGGAAATCCTTCACTGCTTCTAAATATTTTTCGACATTTTGTTCTTTGTTATCTTTCACAAATTCCCCAACCGTTAAGCTTATCGCTAAACTATCACAAATTGTTTGTATTTCGATTTGTTTTACCACATCATCATATTTTATCTGCTCATCATCTCCAAGAACCCTTTTCCCAATTCCATTTAGCATTGTATCCATTCTTTTAATGAGAGCCTTCATGTCATCCACAGTCTCTTCCAGTTTCCTATCAGCTCGTTCTTCTTTTAGGATATCTAAATAATTCTTAAACATATCTGACCATTGTTTACTTAAAAACTCTTTTATTTGAATAGTTTTATTGAATTCTGTTATACAAATGTTTCCCACATTCTGAATTTCTTTAATAAAACGGAATACATTTATATTTTTAACATTCTTAAATATTATTTCCCATTCTTCATTTTCGATTTTTTTAATGTTTTGCTCATATATTCCATATTCAGCATATACTTTATCATCAATAAAAACGTATACAGGAATCCCAGTATCTACTGCTTCTTTAAATTCATTTCTAGTAACAGACATATACTCTGTGAACTCTTCTTTCTTTTCACCTGTTGCTGGACTTCCATAATTTCCGCCAATAATCAGCAATACCATATCTGTACTATGCATAGTTTTATAACAGGACTGATCAAGCGGTTTCCCAGGTACATATCCAATATCACCATCTTCAAATAATATTGGTTCAAAATCATGCGCTTTTATAAAATTAGATAAATCTTCTCTAACATACTTTAAATCATAAAAAGTTGAACTTACAAAAATACGTGGTTTCATTTTATTTCTCCTTAGTATTTTTCTCTTATGATACATCATTCATCACCCCTATTTCAACATTTTATGAATTATTTGTTTTCTTATATACATTTCTCAACAGAAAAAGACACCCGCAGGTGTCCTCTTCATAGGTTTTGTTAAGTTATGGAACCGAGCCGCCGGTTTTCCGCCTTTGGCTCAAGTATTATTATAAATGGGAATTAGGGGAATTACGGGACACTTTTAAAAACTTATCTATTTTTTTACCGACACCACTTCTCCCCATATGTACTTTCTTTCCTACTTCTTCCAATGTCACATTTCTACGTCCATCAATGAAATAGATCCGGAAGATTCTTCTGGTCACACTGTCCTTAATGCTTTCCACGAAGTCCTCAATCTCCTTGCACTCGCCCTCTAGCTTTTTCATCCGTCTGAGATCTCTGTTCTGCAATCTCTCATACTTCTCTTGATCAAACCCTGTTACACTCTGGGGCATCGGATATCCCTTGCTGTAATCAAATACAACATCGTTCCCAATCATCGTATCAGACTTCCATCGATTGTTCAGTGTATAATCAAGTTCCAATATCTCCGCCTTATTGCTCCGATACGCTGCTAGCCGTTCTCTGGTCATAGGCTCCACCGGCATCCACTCCCTTCGTAACATCTATACCAACCTTTTTCAGATAATCAGAAACAGTATACGGCTTATGCCGATATGCTTTCCTAGCTTTCTCACTCGCTTTGCCATCTGCCATGCCTTTATAGCACTTATCCCTATCCAGTTTCTGTTCTCCTCTGCTCCGTCCTCTTCCCGTATGTATCACCCCATTCTAAGCCACAGACTGCCAACTGCTATAAATCCTACTGCAATACCGGCTCCGATCACCAGGCCGCACCACAGGATCAACAGTGTCGTTGTGATCATATCTTTAATGTCTTTCTTTGTTATATGCATCTATTCTTCCTCCCTATATGGCTTCGGCACGTTTTTACTACAATTTGTCTGCCTATTTTTATATTGCTCGCTCATTGGAATCCACCTGCAATTACATGGTTCATAATTTCCATTAACGTCTATGCGATCAATTGTAAGATTATCAGAATATCCATTATCTATAGCCCATTGTATGAATGATTGTTTATTATTTTTCCATTCATCACACACAACAATTCCTCGCTTGCCATAAGCATTGTAGTGAATATCTTTTTTTCTATAACACCTACTCATCATCGCTTTATAACATCCAAGCAGCCTACTCCCAGACATTCCATGTGTAATGTTATTTCTAGCCATATCTTTTAAATGTTCTTTCCCCAAACATCCGCACGAGTGATTTCCTTTTCTCGTTAAAGTGTCTGTGCTCATTATGCATTCATTTCCACAATCGCAAATACATCTCCACATGGCATAATGCCTATTTCCTATGCCCATAAATTCAATTGCTGTTAGTTTTCCAAATCTTTTTCCTTCTAAATTCTTTATTTTTCCCACTTAAACACCATCTTCTTTCATCGGTCCCGACAGTGGCATCCAAGCTGTCACCGTGCATGCTTTGCTGAAACTCTGCATTCCAACACCGGACTGCATAAACCATAACCCATCATGTTGTGATCCTGTAACGATATCGTCTCCAACTCTCATAGAACTTTCTACATAGCATAGGACTTTTTTGTCGTTCTCCGGCAACCTCTCACTGCATGGAATCCATTTTCCAGGGACATTTGTGTCCTTAGCATCTTCCCTGTCCTCATACATTGCCAGTCTATCCACCAACTCCTGTTTCTTGTTCGGAGACCAGTATCCCGTCTTTATACCGTTCTCTCTCTTATGTGTTAATCTCTGCATCTACTCTTCCTCCCACTTATCACACTTCTCCACATCGCAGCCTCTTTCCCGGTCTGTGATCACATAATAGTTACACCCCGGTCTTGCCGCAACACCGCCTTTCTTCGGTCTGCCTGGTCTCTTCTTTCCTCGGTACTTACAAGTCATACACAGATGCCTGTCTGAATTATCTCCCGGATCTACCGTTTCTTCTTCCAGTTCCGTCTCTGCTGTTTCCGTTTCGGGGGGGGTAGTCCTCCGGCTCTTCCTGGGTGTCATGCACTGCCTGGATGATCTCTTCCGGTGCTGGCTGAACAGATTCATCCATTTCCCGTACCGCCTGTTCAAATTCTGGATTTGCTACCGCCGGCACATTCACCAGATAGTGGTTCTCTTCCTGTTCCAACAGATCGGACAATCTCATTGCATTCATGCCACCATCATTACCTGTCCACAAAACTGTGACCGGTCTGCCTAACATATAATCTTCTAATGCTTCTTTTAAGGATTTTTCTATGTACATCAATCATTCCTCCTGATTCTAAGTTTAATCCCCATCTCTTCATCGATATTGTCTATGAAGTCCTGCCATCCAACGATATCATCCATCAGACACTCAGCCTTTAAATTCATTCTGTCAATAAACCTCTGACACCGCTTTGTCCCAAAATCAAATTCATCTCTGAGAGTTGCCACGCACAAGATAGTGACTGTATCCATCGTCATTTCCTTGATCTTTCTCGTGGCAATCTCTAGGCTCTTTCTGTCAAGCAGGGTATGGATCTTTGTAGCATTCCGGAACTCGATCTCATCTCTCAGCCCATCGACTCCATTCTTCTCCACAATGGTAAGCGCAAGCTGTAAGCCATCTTGACGACCTGCCATATAATCATTCATCTTTGCCACTTACTCTTCCTCCCAGTACTCTATAACATATTCTTTTTTCCCTTTTGCATTGCCAGGAATGACCTGATATCCAATTCTGACCGAATATCCTGCCTTGATTAATAACCTGGCTATCTGCAGCCGATCCTCTTCATTTAGACCAGCTGTTCCACCTCTAATGCTTCTTATTACTGCCATACATCTGTCTCCTTATACAATTCCTATGAAACCACATCTTCGTATTACGCCTAGTTTTCACGTATTCCTGTTCGTCTTCTGGATAAATAACTTCTCCGCAGACATGACAGATGTGTGTTTCTACTTTCTTCTCTTGCTTTTTTCTGCCATTAACCCGTCTCCTTCAAATACTCCGCATGAAGCTTATTCACGATCGGAGCAAACCAGAATAATAAATTCTGGATATCATATTGTTTGCCATACTGTCGGAACAACTCTTCTGACCGCTCGTTATACGCTGCCATATCATGATCAGTCAGATACTCTTTGTAATTCTTCCAACAGGCGTTATATATTTTTGTTACGCGCTCTTCCATAGTCTCTCCTACTCGAACGGAATCTCCTGTCCGTCCTCAACACTGTAAAATCCATCCGATCTATCCCATCCAAACTGATAGTCCAGATCGTCTTTGTCTCCGTAAATCCGCTTCGACCGCTCATCATAATCCAAAACGATTCCGCTCAGATTAATCTTTCCAAACAGTCGATTCTTGGCTACAATCAACTTTCTTTGATCCTGGGTGATGAATCCCTTGTCTAGCTCTTCTTTGCTCCCGCGGTTATAACCTAATGTCAATCCGGCCAGATTCGTAATATCTCCGGATCCACTCACTTCATCATTGATATCCGTTGTAAAGCTGTTCTTTCGCTGATGAGCCACCAGAAGAATCAAACAGTTATACCGGATTGCCAGCTTGGCCAGATTTCTCACGAACTGCCCCTGCTGTTCATACCGGTCACTCCCACGCTGTTCATCTATGTACATGGCCGTCATCAGATTGTCGATCAGCACTACCTTTACTCCGTACTGCTGGATAGATTTTTCGATGCTTTTCAGCAGATCCTCTTTTTCATCATTCTCAATAATCCGATTATCATAAATAAATGCTTTCTCCCTGTACCACTCGTTAATCAACGCCTGATTTGTTCTGGTGATAAACCGATTGACTCCGCCATACTCCGACTGATTCTCAATAATGTGATGTCTGCCGGCCACCTGGAAATCGAACCAGTTTTTATACAGATAATTCGGCAGCTCTCCGGAGTATGCAAATGTCACATATCCCTGATTGACCACATATCCCAATATCTGGCTTGCAAAAGTGGATTTGCCTTCTCCTCGTTTCCCGGCAATCACACAGACCATTCCGAACGGCAGCCCTCCATACAGCATCTGATCCAGTTCCCTGATACCGGTTTTCACCTTTGGGAGTTCATAGATATTCACGTCTTCCACATCAGCCAGCGGAATCACCCGATTGACCGGTACATATACCGCATTATCAACCGCATGCCTTACAGCTTCCGGTCCATACTTCTGTAAAATCTCATTTGCATCTTTACAGTCTTTATAGTCTTCATGTCTCACATGCTTGATCCGGCATGGAAATCTCTTCGCCACTTCATCCAGAAGCGTAATCTGCTCTTTCTCATGATCTCCAAATACTACAATCTCATCAAACTTCGATACCCAGTCATAGCAGTATGGAATCCAGGTAAATCCCATCGCTCCTGTAGGTACTGACACCGCATTTTCAATCCCGGCCATTGCAACGCTTAAGCTGTCGATCTGCCCCTCTGTAATCACCAGCCTGTCATGCTGATCAGTACACTGCTTCATTCCAAACAGTATCGGTCTGCAGCCTTTCTCACACCATTCCTTGTCATGATCCTTAGATTTATCAAAATCCGTTTTCTGTATTTGATAAAGCAAAGATTCCCGGATGCATCATAAAACGGGAATACCAGCACATTCTCCTTATCCGCAAGTGTGGTTATCTCATACCGCTTTGCGATATCCTCGCTGATTCCTCTGGATTCCAGATATGCAATAGCCGGCTCCCTTGGTTTGATTACTTCTTTCGGCTTCTTGAAACTCCGATATTTCTTCCGTGGTCGGTAATACTCATCCACATTGTTTCCAAGGCTGAAATCGAAGTCTCTGGAAAGCGTCAGCATATTCCCGGTAACTCCACAGGAAGCTCTCAGACATTTGAACTGCCCTGTGTCCAGATTAATGGAAAAGCTGTATTTATCCTTGTGCACTCCACCGTGACAGTACGGACAATCCATGAAATGCAATTCCCGTCCTTTAATTTTTGCTTTTATCCCCTGTGAAGTTGCAAATGAAAATGCATGCTCCGGGTTAAATTCATATATACTCATTCCAGTTCTCCGCTCTCGTCAAAATATCTAGCTTGCTTTCCAGCTTATCAATCATGCTCTGTGAGTAATGGAAGAATGCTTCATCTGCTGAATGTTTCCACTGGTTCTCTTTCCAGATTTCAATGCAGCGTTCGACTTCTCTTATTCTTTGTTCTTTTCCATCTCTCGCCATAACCGCAATGCCTCCATCGGATCCATCCCTTCATCATCGTCTTCTTCCGGAAGTTCTGGCAGAGGTGCGGGAGCACTATTATTTACTTTACTTTCCTTTACTTTACTTTGTGTATTATCGACTTCATTAACTCGGTTTCTTCCGTCATTAACGGCGTTTCTTCCGTCATTAATTCGGTTTTGGGTGACTTTAACTAGAGAGTACTCTTTTTTCACTTCTGCTTTCTTCCGCTTGGCTGTCACGGTCAAATACCTTTTTTGTACTCCTCTGGATGTGAGGATATGGTATTTATCGAAAAGTTCTTTTGAAAAAATGTCTCTCCTGATACAAGCCTGCACTACTTCATGTATTAAGTTAGAACTACAATCCGTACCTTCCTCAGACGCGAAAAGCAGCTCTCTTTCTTCGTTCCATTCACAATAATAACCGTGCTCCCGATAGATCATCTGCCAGAGTTTAACTATTATCGCAAACCCCTTTAAGCCAAATTCAGCCTGTATCATTCTAATTTTGTCATCCATATAGCAATCCAAGCTAAAGTAGTCGATTCCTTCTTTTAAAGGTCTTGCCACGACCATTCTCCTTCCAGGATCCTAATTATCTCTTTTCCGGTATTCTTCTTTTCGCAGAATTCAAACCGGACATTGTAACGGTCGCGAATGGTGCACAAGGATTTATACAGCTGTTTTCCATCAACCGCCTTGGCTGATACAACATATTTCTCACGCTTTCCATTAACGACACGCCATCTGATCTCATGCTTTCTCGGATTTTCCCAGAACCATACATCTTCCAAACACTGAATATCCGGTCCATGTTCCACAAGCACCACAAGTTGTATCCCGGCATCTATTGCCTTGAGAAGTTCTCTCTTGAACCGCTCATGCTGCTGGCAGACATTTCCGCATAACTCCTGCAGGCTCTGCTTCCGGTCGATGATGAGCCTGGGATTATCCAGACTCATATAATCACCAACTAATAACTTACTTGAGAAATGCTTCACGCCATGATCATCAAACGTCTTAACAATCTTACGGATGGCACGTTGCTTTTCTCTCGTATCAATTTGTATGTCCACTTGATCAGCTCCTAATTAAATGGCAGCTCTTCATCGATTCCGTCTGGAATGTTCATAAAGCCATCACCTGCCGGTGTTGATCCGGATGGATAACCACTGATATGGTTCTTGTATGCCCGTGTCTCAGACATATCTGGAATACCGGCATCTACCACCTTATCGGTTGATACAAACCATCTGAGCACACGCTTCTCGCGCTCTCTTCCATCGTAGTAATCCATCTGTGGACCGAACACTCCGCCGATCAGCTTGCCTTTAAACTGTTGGCCGAAGTTATCGCCCCACTGAGTCACAAATCCATTGTTGGAATGTTCCACGCAGGTAAGGAATGTCTTGAATGATCTGCTACAATCTCCATTTTCATCTTCTGTCAAAATATACTGAGTTCCCTGGTTCGGCCATTTCTTTTCTGGTCGGATATCATTTCTGAATGATTCCAAAAAATACCCTGCCTGTTTATCTCCTGGAGCGAAATCGAAGAATACAACGATCATAGGATTATTAGTCTTTGACATTCTCTCTTCCACGCTCTTGATCACAATCTTGTGTCCGCCAAGCTCAACGGGAGTAAATTCTCCCTGAGCCTGTGTGTTTTCATAGTTATTTGGCTTTTTCATCTTAATAATCCTCCAATGCTTTCATTACTTCTACGATATCGTTGTCAATCTCCATCTGGTCAAATGCCCCCATCGGAGATTTTGCTGTGCTGTTATTCGCCTGGGTTTCAAACTTGTACGCTCCATCCACACACTTGCTGAGCAGCACCGTGGTAAACTTACTTTCCAAACAGATCTTGTCCAGCTTCTTTCCGGAAGTCCTAATCCTGGTAAACATGTAGCCGGCTTCATCATGGTCCGTCTGGGTATGTGCTGTAAAGATAATCGTCAGATCATCGCGGTATGTATAGGCTTCACATACCAGATCCCAGACACACGCTGCAAGATCTACCCATTTGTCATAACCCTTTTCCTTACTCCGACGCATTTCATCAGCAACCATCAGACCATTGATCGTATCCACTACAATTACCTTGACGCCCGGACACGCTTCTGCAATGCGTTTGATGTACTGACGGACAATGTTCGCATCATCACATGCTGCATAATTCTTATTCTCTTTGTTGTACTGCTTTCTCCAGCCTTTCCATGAAAGTCCCTTCTTGTCAGCATCAATGTAATACGTGGACTTTGGATCCAGATTCCTCATTGATGTTGTTTTGCCGGATCCTGATTCTCCGGCGATACAGACAACTCTACTCATTGACCTCTTCTCCTTTCCTGATGATCGAATATTCAATCACTCCAACGCCATATTTTTCAAAAACGCTAACCACATCCTCAGCGGATTTCAAATCTTCTACCGCCAAGACGGCTGTATCTCTACACGTATATCCACCGTCGGCTTCATATTCCTGCGCTACTTCTACCTTCCACATAATATCCTCCTATCGAATCCGCAGCCCTTCGCTCTGTTCCAAATGCGCAAAGTCTGCCGGGTTATCCTTCAGCCACTTCTTAAGAGCCGGCTTGTCCAGCTTAGGCTCCTGTTTAACCCAGTATTCCTTCGGAATCCTGTCTTCCTGGTCGATTACCAGACTCGGTGTATTCTTCTGGATATTAAAACTGAACAGCGTTGTTTTGAACTTTCTCTTTCCAGTAACTAACATTGCCTGATAAATACGCTCTTTCAGGCGCTTAGCATTGTTGTCCATCAAACGTGCTCTATTTGCCAGACGGTCAATCTCTGTCTGGATAGCAGCACTTTCACCGGCAAGCTCTTTCATAATCTTCGCACATGCCTCTGCTTTCTCCTCAATACTGCCCTCGATCCCCTCTAAGGTATCTGCCAACAGTTCCGAATCCAGCTCCTCATCTTCTGCCATTGCAAGTAACTCTTTGTAATCCTCTGTTAATTCATATAATGATGCCATGCCTATTCCTCCTTATCTCCATCTTTCATTGTCGTGGAATAATCTCTCAAAATCTTCTGTTTCCACTGCTCAGAATCTACATCTCCAAATCCTGTCCACTGTTCACCGACTTCCAATACCAAGATTAGATCACCTACAATCGGACAGCCATGTACCAATGTTCCATACATTATGCTACCGAAGAAATTCAATGGCAGATCCTTAAGTAGTCCTTCCTCATCCACCAGCATAAGTACTGGCGCTTTGAAGTAATCCCATAGCTTCTGTGTTTTAACCGGTTCCACCAGACCTCCGCCAATAGCATTCTGGAGATCTTTGATATTATTTACATCCACTTCGATGACAGAAATCTTGTCATCCGTGGTGATCTTAAGCGTTTTCGTCTTCATCCTTAAATTCCCTTTCCCTATATTCTTCTGCCAGACGCTTCCTGCGCTTCTGCATTCGATCTAACCTGTCCAGCTCTTCTATATCCTGCTGCACAAGTCGCTCCTGGTCTGCCCAGTCGTATTTGTCCATTATTCCTGCTCCTCTAGCTTTCCCTCGACATTCTCAATCCCAAACTCAACCGCTGAATTCAGAAGCTGAATCGATCTCACAATCCCGATATCTTCCATGAACTGCTCATGTAGTGAAGTGACTATTGCAGATACTTCCGCCAGCATCTCTACCGTACTGCCCTTTGTCGTTGTTGCTATTATTCCGTTCTTTATTTCTGCTTTTATCATTTGACTAATCCTTTCTTTTTACCTATAATAAAGTTGACTAATTTCCCGAGTGCTTCTCGCCTTGCCGGGCTTATGAGAGCACTCTTTTTTATACCCGTTTGTAATACGGTTCCTGATCTTCCTCCAATTCAACACGTCCATCCGGATACAGCGTCACGCTCCATTGCGCATCATCTTGAATATACGTAGCCCACGAAAGTTCATTGCCTGCCGCTAAAGTTGTTAACGACATTCCATTTCGTTTAGTAATCTTCTCAATCTCTCGCAGGTGATCCGCAATCTCCAAGCCTGCTTTTGTCCACTTTTCTCTATCCACCTATCTCACCCCTTCCTCGTAGATGCGCCCCGACGGACATAACCACACACCAGATTGTTTCTCTCACAAAATCCAGCGCTATCGCTCCGCCACGGTTATTCATGGCAGCAATCGTGTAATACGCTCCCGCCAGTCCGATCACGATCAGCGCCGTGCCGATCTGCTTCATTGTCCGTGCTTTCATAGCCTGTCTCTCCTTTCTACCGCCTCAGGCGGTTTCCTCCAGCTCGTAATCTATCTTCACTTTCTCCTGTTCTTCCAGCAAAGATATCAGCTCCTGTATAATCTTCGTCATATCTGGATTCACTCACACCACCTCTCTGTATGTTTATGTGATACTGTTTGTACTTGTTGTGGTTCTTTGGTATAATTTTCCTATCAAATGATGAAAGGAAAATTGACATGCTTTCGTTTGTATCAAGCATTAATTTAGGAAAAATTATAAATATTTTATTAGAACCATCTGTCACGCTCACGCTTGGCATCTTTACTTTACTAATTAGTCGAAACTCTAATCTCTCTACTGTAGCTCGTGAAAGACTCGATAAAGTCTACCATCCGCTCTTTTTAGAAATCGAACCCTTTTTATATAAAAAAGTATCCCTTAATGACATAGGTGCTTTTCTCTCTAAGTACTATGAGCTAGAGAGCTCATACTCTCTTCTTATTGATCTTGTCTTACGTCAAGAGATTCGTTGGCTCAAAAATCCCTCTGCTTTGCAAGAAGACAAATATGACTATAATCATTGGTTCCGAATTTGCGATCAGATTTCAAAAACATATGACAAACTATGTAAACAGGCTCATATTCCTGTCCGCAGTATTTCTTATCGAATCAACTACAGACAATATCGTTCGAAAATCCGCATGATACTGGCTTCTATATGGATCGAACTTCCAGCAATTACATTTTTCAGTCTAGCATTAGGTTTCTTATCCACACGTCTTTTAGTTATCACATATACATTGTTCTTTTTATTTTTGTTGAAAATATTTTTGGATAACCTGTAATATAACAATTGTGCAAAGAAATATAACGCCTATCTTTTCTCTGGGATATTTGTTTATCAGGTATCCCATTATTAAAATAATTCCAACAATATACAGGCCAACCGCGATTTCCAATCTACTCCCTCCCTTCTTCTGAACCTGTTTCATCTGTTGCAAATTACTAACTACTTTCCTCTGTTATTGGAATATTTCTCATACTTATTTTTATGATTTCGTTTCGCTCGAATCTTTTTCTTTCTCGAAGTCTTACCTCTTGTCTTTCCTGTAAAATGATTGAAGTTATATCCCGGCATTGCCTTTTCCTCCTTGGTCGCTTCCTGCACATATAGTTCATCTCTTGTGATAAGAAGCGACCATTTTCCATTATTAAATTCCAAATCAATACGGCTTACCATCGGTACTTCCTCGCCATTCAATAAATAGATTCCTTTTTCTGTATCAATATGAATTGATTTAAATGGTTTTCTTTCCACTGTTTCAGCCACTTTACTCACCTCCCACATCACTGATTAGCTCTGAAATCAGCTTTTTCTTTATTGCCTTTATACTCTTTGGTTTGATATAATCTTCCTAATAAATGATGAAAGGAATATGTGTTATGATTTTTGATATTATTACTTTTATAATTGCAATCGTTAGCTTTGGTCTATCTCTTTGGAACTTCATTGAAACCCGATTAAATAATCGTGTTAACTTATCTGTTGAATGCAAAGATTTTGTCATTGCTGAACATTTTTCCAGACAACCGCTTTATATAGCCCTCTCTCTAATTAATAAATCACAGTTGCCAATTTCTATATCCAGAGCTTTCATTACTATCGATAATGAAACTTTTGAATTTTCATGGATTCCGCAAGTCGTACACCAAGCTCGTCTAGGCACTAAATACGAAACTTTCGACCGGACAATCGTTAAATCTATCACTCTTCCACTAAGTCTTGCCGGCCTTGGTACAGTCGGCGGATATTTCTACACAGAAACGTTTGGGCGCGTAAAAGAAGAAAAGATTAAAAATACCAATGCCGTTATCGTGCTTCACACCAACCGAGGTGTTAAGCAATACTCCGTTGCTCTGAGCACGATTGCAATCGAAATTTAGTATCGTTCTTTCATATTTACTATGCTGAAAACAATTCCCAAAATAGCAAAAATGAACGATGCAATTCTTAAATAAATCATCTACTCACTCCCTTTCTCTGAACCTGAAATTAATTCATCTACAGCCACATCGAAATATCCAGCCAAAATTTTAAGCTTTGCTATCTTCGGTTTACTCCTTCCTGATTTCCAATCAGAAAAAGTAGACTTCGAAATCCCTGTATCTTTTGCTACCCTATAGTCAGATACACCTTTTTGATTTCGAAGTTCTACATATCTTTCATACATAAAAATAATCACCTCATTTCCGAACTTTCTATTGATTTTAGTTCGGAAATCAGATACAATATATTTACCAGATACATTGACAAATGAATTAAAACTTAATTCTGTTTTGATTTCCGAACTTTATGACTTTATTATAGTGCGGATTTCAGAACTTGTCAATAACTTTTTGTACTGATTTCAGAATTTATCATTTAGAGGTGTATTATGTATGAAATTTATTGCAAGTTAAGAGATTCCAAAGGGATGAAAGACTCTGACGTAGCAAAGGCTACTGGAATCACAAAATCCACTTTTTCAGATTGGAAAAATGGCAGAAGTAATCCTAAAGATGCTAAGTTGCAGAAGATAGCTGATTTATTTGGTGTAACTGTCGAATATATTCGCACTGGGAAAAAATCTAACGAATACTACACAAACAACGAAACTGCTCAGGTAGCACAAGAAATATTTGAAAACAAAGAACTTAGAGCGCTATTTGATGTCCAGAAGGACATGGATCCAGCTGATCTGAAAGCTTTACATAGCATGGCGCTCGCATTGAAGCGAAAGGAACGTGGTGATATTGACGACACCGGATGTTAATGTCGTTCTTATGGACTTTCCTAGTAAAAAAGGAAATGAAATGGTTGTTCCGAATGAAGACGGAAGCTACACGATACTGATCAATGCCGGGTTGAATTATGAATCTCAGCTTAAGGCATATGAGCATGCCATGAGCCATATAACAAATGATGACTTTTCAAAAGGTAATGTACAAGAAATTGAATATTATGCTCATCATCTACACAAGGATCCTGAACCGGCTCAAATCTATCTTGATCGCATCAAGCAACTGCAAGCGGAACGAAGACGATTAAAGAAACGGATTGCTCGTGATCAAAAGCGTGTTAAATTTCTCCAAGAACATTGCGGTATGTTCCAACGAGCTGAATATCATTATTTATATGGTGAAGACTCGTATTTTTAATATTATACAAATGAAGAGGTGCTTAAATGATAATCAAAAGTGTACATATCGATAAATTTAGAGCTCTTGAAAATGTAGAGTTTGATTTAGGGACAAAATTAACTGCCATAGTCGGCCATAATGGAACGATGAAAACCACTACTCTAGGTATTTTAGGGCAGACATTTTCTATAGGAAAAAACAATCCTATGTATGGTGAAAGTTCTATCGACAACTATAAATATCGATCACAGTTTGCAGAAAAGTTTAAACTTTCAGAAAAAGATATTCCAGGAACACACAAATGGCGATTAAATCTGTATCCTAATATATACAAAAATGATTTTTTTGAAGCTCACAGTATTTATCGAGATAAATCTGACCCCATTCCGCGCTTCTGGTCCACCGAAGGCAAGGGTGCTGGAACCGGATACCCGCAAGTTCCTGTTTATTATTTAAGTCTCAAAAGAGTTTCTCCTATTGGTGAAGAAGACGCTTTTGAGTACTTAAATCAACTCACGCCAGAAGAAAAAACTTTTTTAACATTAGAATACAAAGATATTATGTCCGATTTATCAGACCATATGCAAATTGATACTATACATTCCGGAATAAAATATACCGCATCTATCCATCCAGCCAACCAAGATGCTCTGTCCATTTCTGCTGGTCAGGACAATTTGGGGAAAATTTTAATTTCCGTACTGTCTTTTAAGCGCTTAATGAAAAAATATCCAAATGATTATAAAGGTGGAATTTTACTAATTGATGAAATAGAATCAACATTTCATCCTTTATCACAAATGCGACTAATCAAACGCTTATACAAATATGCCGGTGATTATAAAATACAATTTATTTTTACAACACATTCTCCATCTGTACTAAAAGCCACTTTTTTCGATAACTATAATCCTAAAGAAGCCAAACTTGTATATTTAAAGAAAGAAGGAAATTTGGTGAAAAATAAACCCATTACTTCTATTGACGATGTAATTTTAGAACTATCCGGAACAGTCAAGGGCACTCCAGAAATTTTACCTAAAATCACAATTTTTACTGAAGATGATGTGGCACAATCATTTGTTAAGTCACTCCTTAATGGCGGCTTTAGAAAAAATATTGTTTTCAATCCTTGTTCTATTGGTGCCGAATCATATCTCGAATTACTACGAGTAAAATTGAAGCCAATTTGTGAAAGCATTTTAATTCTTGATGGCGATAAAAACAAGCCATCAATTCACAAAAAACTCAAACAATATCGTGGCAAATATGTATTGTTTCTTCCTGGTACTACTTGTCCTGAAGAAATGTTTTACAGGTTTCTTTATTCTTTAAATGAAACGGATTCTTTTTGGGATACCGAATTAGGTGAATACGACAAGAAAAAATGTTTTGCAAATTACCCTACACTAATTGATCGCAGCGCCGATTCTCAGCAATATAAAAAATGGTTCGAGGAACAAGAAAAATATTGGGGAAGAGGTAATTCCAAGTTATATAATTATTGGAAGCTTACTCGTCCAACTGAATATCAACTATTTTTGGAGAATTATGTTGAAGTATTCAATCAATTAGCATTACAAAACAATATTCCTACTTTGGACATACTAGAATAATTCTGTCCAAATATATAATTTTTATGTATAATAACATTTAGGAGGTGATTTTATGCCAATCAAAAATCCTTTGCGTTATCCTGGTGCGAAATCAAAATTGGTTCCGTATATAAAAAAATTAATCGAGACAGAAAATCTTACCAATTGCACCCTATATGAGCCTTACGCTGGTAGCGCAGCAGTTTCCTTAGCATTGCTTGAGTCAAAAACAATTTCGAAAGCAATAATTAACGAATTAGATCCTTTAATTTATTATTTCTGGATATCAGTAATGAACGATACTGACAATTTAATAGCTCTAATCGAAAACGTTGATATTACATTAGATAATTGGATACATTATTCACAATATAGGAATTCTTCATACCTTACAAATAAATCACCGTTAGAAATAGGATTTGCCGGATTATACCTAAACAGAACAAGCTTTTCTGGAATATTAAATGCAAATCCACTCGGCGGAATGGAGCAAAAATCACAATATAAAATTGATTGCAGATTTAATAAAGAAAAAATTATTAAAAACATTGAAGCGCTTTCTTGTTTTTCTGATAAAATCGAAATATACAATATGGATGCTCTTGATTTTTTAAGTAAAAAAACAAAATATAAAAGAAATTATAATACATTTGTATATATCGATCCTCCATATTATGAAAAGGGTCCTACTTTGTATCGCTATTCTTACGATAAAAGTATGCATACAAAATTAGCCAAATTTATTAAAAACAAGTCGTATCCTTGGCTGGTTAGTTATGACGATCATCCAGAAATTCGAAAGCTATATCAAAAAAGCAAGCGTCAAAATATTTATTTAGATTATTCTGTTAATACACATACCCAAGGAAAGGAATTGCTTTTTTCCAATCTTGAAATTCCACCAATGGAACAATGCTGTAATACTGAAAATTTAATTGGTTAA